TCCAGCCCCCGGTATTAGGCGATGCAGTAGGAACCGCCCGCTACGAAATTAAGAACCCGGCTGCACCGGATCTTCCAGGCGTAGATGCCCGCGCTGCGTATAACCTGCAGCCCGTCCAGCCCCCGGCATCATCCGCCCCCCAGGCAAAAGGCATCAACATAAGCTTTTCCCCGACCATCAACCTGCCCCCCGGATCAGCCGACCAGCCGTCTGCCCTCGAATCTGGTCTGCGGGCCAGCGAAACCCGGTTGCGGGAGATGTTGGCTAAGATTCTGGGCGACGACAGGAGGCTATCATATGTCTGATACATACACCACGGCCCAGGGAGAGACATGGGATACCATCGCGGTGGCGGTGTGGGGATCTGAGCACCTATGCACCACGTTGCTGCAGGCAAATCCTGAATACAGAAACGTGCTTTATTTTTCCGCAGGAACTGTTCTTGAAATCCCGGACGTTGACACGTCGACCGTCTCCGACACCGCACCCCCTTGGGCAGACTAAGCCATGCGCAAAGCAACGCTGCAACTCACATACGACAACAAGGACATCAGCCAGGCTATCGCCTCCCGCGTGATCAGATGGTCTTACACCGATCATGCAGAGGGCAAGGCTGATGATCTCCAGATCACCCTGCACAACCGCAGCGAGATCTGGACAAGGTCGTGGTGGCCGAGCAAGGGCGCGACACTGAAGGCCAGTGTCGAATGTGAAGACTGGGATAGCCCAGGGGATACCATTACGCTCTCGTGCGGGACGTTCACCATTGATGAAATCGAATGCTCTGGCCCGCCCAATCAGGTGACCCTGAAGGCCGTGTCCTCACTGGTCACCACATCCATGCGGCGGGAGAAGAAGAGCAGGGCCTGGGAGAACACCACACTGCGGACGGTCGGTGCCCAGTTGGCAGCAGATCATGGAGTCCAGATTTTTTGGGAGGGAGACGACATCTCTTTTGCCCGGCTGGATCAACGCGAAGAGTCTGACCTGGCTTTCCTGCAGCGTGTCGCCAAGACCAACGGGCTATCGGTCAAAGTAGGGCATGGACGGATTATCCTCTACACCGGGAAGGTCCGGGAAGCATCCTCCCCGGTGTATACCGTTTCCAACGCCGGTGAGCCGCTATCTACATATTCATTTTCCACCACCGCCCATGATATCTATCGCGCCTGCAAGGTGAAGTATTGGGATGCGGCTACCAAGTCACAGATGGAGTATGTTTTTACTCCGGACAGTGCTCCTGATGTTGGTCAGACCTTACAGATAAACAAGCGGGTGGAATCTCTGGCAGAGGCCATGCGCACAGCAGAGACTCAGTTACGGGCAAAAAACAAGGCCGAGACCACAGCATCTCTCACCATGATGGGCCGCCCTGAACTTTTATCCGGGCTGGTATACACGGCTGAAGGATACGGAAGCTTTGATGGGAACTATCTCATCGAATCGGCTACTCACTCCGGGGACGGATCCGCAGGGTACACAACTTCAATCACGTCGCATCTTATATTGGGGTATTGATGATTCAGGAACTTGCAGACCGACTATCCGCCATCGAGGGCGTTGTATCGCAGATGATCAGGGTGGGGACAGTGTCCTCTGTCCTTCCGGAATCTGGCTTTGTGCGGGTTACATGCGGAGACGCAGACAATATCGTGTCCTACGAACTGCCCGTCCTGACCCCCAAGGCCCAGGACGACAAGGCGTACTGGATGCCTGATGTCGGCGAGCAGGTTGTATGCGTATTTCTCCCCAATGGCTTGGAATGCGGGTTTGTGGTCGGGGCCTTTTTCTCCGGTCCAGATACCCCGCCCGTGACAAGTAAGGACAAGCATCGCGTGATCTACAAGGACGGTACCTGGCTTGAATATGACCGCAGCAGCCATGCCATGAGCGGACATATCAAGGGCAGTGTAGACGCGCTAACCATAGACAAGGACGCAACCGTGGCCGTGGGCGGGTCTATCATCGCCAGCGCGGGGAAAGACGCGAACCTCACCGTAGGCATGTCAGCCACGGTCGGCGCCGGGAAAGACATCACGTTAAAGGCCCCAACGATAAACATGCTTGGAAATCTGGCATCCACTGGCTCCGGCGGAGGTGTGGGGACAGAAAACAAATCTGCAGACACAACGCAAGAGGGAAGCTATACGCTGACGGGAAACCTGACCGTCAACGGATCCATCACCGCAACCGGCAGTATCATGGACGGCGCCGGAAACTCTAATCATCACACCCACTAGGAAGGCGCGCAATGCTTGGCACATTCGGGGATGTTGTTTTCGAGGTGAGTTCAGATCACGTACGCACATGGTCAAAATTCGTTCGCCAGAAGAAGGCTACATATGCCGAACACAAAGTGTTGGCCGGGAGCCCGCTTCTTGAGCTGACAGGATACGAACTTGAATCGGTAGCCATTACCGTGCGCTTTGATATCGCACAGGGCCTGATCCCGGAAGACGAAATGGAGCGTCTGCGCAGGGTGCGTGACGACGCCATAGAGCTACCCTTGACTATATCCGGCAAACTGCTCGGGTATTATGTCCTCGAGGATGTATCGGAGGACTGGAAGCGCACCACCCCCAAAGGGGTTGTCACGTCGTCCGAAGTCAACCTCAAGCTGAAGGAATACATCCGTGGAAATTAATCTACTGCAAAGCCAGAATGTCGAGATCGGAGCAACCGGTACCGCAGAGATATATCAGAATATCAGGACGATATTGCTCACGAGAAAAGGCACAGTTCCGCTGGATCGGCAATTCGGCCTGGATGCAGACATCCTTGATACGGCAACCCCTCGAACCCGCGCGCTGTTGTCGGCAGAAGTATCCGCCGCCGTGGCCACGTATGAGCCCCGGGCGAGGGTGGAGTCGGTGGAGTTCACGGCCACCGCCGATGGTGTGCTGCAGCCCACTGTCAGGATCTCAATCATAGGGGAATCATAAATGAGTTTTGCAACTTTGCCAGATGTTACCTTTTGTGATGCGGATGCTTCAACCATCGAGGCCTCAATCATCAGCGATTATGAGAAAATTTCAGAAACCAAACTTTACCCCGGTGACCCGGTCCGGCTCTTCCTTGAATCCTTGGCCTACATCATATCCCAGCAGCGATTTAGCATCGACTGGACGGCAAAGCAGAATCTATTGGCCTATGCATCCGGCGATTATCTGGATCAGCTGGGTATTCTGACCGCCACCACACGGCTGTCCGCATCGTCAGCGCTGGCCACCGTCCGGTTTTATTCATCGGGAGGATCAGGGGCAGTGCTTATCCCGGAAGGAACTCGCGTAAGCCCGGACGGCAGCCTGGTTTTTGCCACCGCCTGTCTTGGGCAGATTGACCAGGACGCCGATTATGTAGACATCCAGGTTGCATGCAGCACCCCGGGGACATCAGGCAACGGGTTTGCCGTGGGGCAGATATCGAAGATGGTGGATCTCGTCTCCGGGGTATCGTCCGTTTCAAATACGACCATGAGCATTGGCGGAGCAGACGCCGAAACAGATGATAATTTTCGGGAAAGAATCCGTCTTTCCGTGGGGGCCTATTCCGAGGCCGGACCTCGAGAGGCATATGTCTATTGGGCCAAGTCCGCGCACCAGGATATCATCGATGTGTCTGTGGAGTCTCCAGCTCCAGGGGTCGTTGAGGTCCGGCCTCTTATGCAGGGTGGCGAGTTGCCATCCGAGTCAATCCTCGACCTCGTGCGCACTGCCCTGGACCCGGAAACCGTGGTCCCGCTCACGGATGATTGCCGGGTGCTAGTCCCTGGCGTGGTGGAGTACGAGGTGCAGGCCACGTATTACATAGGCCGTGACCGGGCGGCAATGTCTCCCACCATACAGCTCGCAGCCGAACAGGCCGTGGACGACTATATAACCTGGCAGCGGAACGCCCTGGGTCGTGACATTTTGCCCGACAAGCTGATCTCGCTTCTGCAGACTGCCGGAGTGAAGCGGGTGGAGATCCTCTCCCCCACGTTCACCCAGGTAAGTTCTTGGGCCGTCGCTCAGGAATCCTCGGTATCAGTAATTTATGGAGGCCTGGAAGATGCCTAGTGAGCTACAAACAACCCCGCTGGACGCTCTCCTGCCCGACAGCATCTCCGGAGATCCGACTATAGCGGCCGCAGCATCAGCTATAGATCCACATTTACAAGCAGTGACCGAGGCTCTCCCCGGTGTGTTGATTTATGCGGGGATAGACCGGCTGCCCGTCCGTGCGCTGGACCTGCTGGCTTGGCAGTTTGACGTGGACTTCTGGTCACCGGTCCTTCCGGTGGAATCCAAGCGGAACTTAATCAGAGGGGCCATCGCCTGGCACCGGAAAAAGGGCACGGTGTGGGCGATTAAAAAAGTGCTTGCCGACGTCGGGGTCGATGCGGAGATCGTCCAGTGGCATCAACCGGGCGGCGAGCTGCTGGAGAGGTTCGCGTTTGCCGTGCGCGGGATGATTCGTCGCCCGCTCCTGCCAAACGAGATGTGGGGTCCGGACACGATTGCGGAAGTTGAAAGGGCGATCGCTGCGGCGAAAAACGTTCGCTCGTGGCTGGGGTGGCTTACCCTCGCGCTCGAGATGGACGTCCCCCTCGATCCTCTTAGCTCCGACCTGGCGCAAGCCGTTCGCGCCGGCCACGCCGTGCCGATGTCCTTTGGGCCTCTTTTTGATCGTGGGGTTTCCGGATTCCTCGACGAATCGGGCATCGACCACGCCCCCGTTGCACGAGACGAAACATCGGCAGCGTGGACCATGGGTCGCCCCTGGTCCCTCGATATGTTCTACGAGGAGGGATCCGCAGGATGGATCGACCAGATGGTCCCCGGGATCGAAGGTGATTCGATCCCGCCAGCGGATTTGATGCCCGTAGTTGCGTTGGCGATTCCGTCTCACTTTGCGCTTGGGGTCGTGGCGACGGGGGCCGGGCGACCGGATCACCGGTTTTTTATCGACATCCACTCTGACAGCGAAAAAAACAATTCAACCAGTACAGCGCCGGCGTATTTCGGGGCGGATGAGATCAGCCTGGATTCGACACCAGGGATAGACGAAGTCGCCCTGGATCTATGCCCGCTGGACGCACTTATGGAGGTAGCACATGCCTGAGATCACGTGGAAGCGGGCCGAAATTCAGACCCGGCTGTATGAAAAGATTGGCCAGTCCCTAGTCGGCACCGGACCTTGCCCCAGAATCGTGTCTTTCAAGGCCGGTTATGGGCTCGTCGACGAAACAACCAGCCCGCCGACACTGGAGCCTCTGCCGCTGAGCGCGACCGATGTCCCCGGGCTGATTGTGTCCGGCACACCGGATGCCTCGATGTCCGAGGGCCGCTCGCTTTTTATTTGCGCCATTCCCGAGGACGCGGTTTCAGGGCCGCAGAAGTGCACCATTATCGGCCTGTACGACCAGGATGACGATCTTGTGGCCCTGGCATCGTTCCTCCCCGAATGGTTGAGCCCGGGCAAGCGCTACGAGAACTTCGTCTACATCACATTCCCAGCCCCTGAGGAGGAAAGCTAATGCTCTCGAGCTTTGTGAAGTACAAAGAGCGCTACGCCTCGTTTGCGCTCAATAGAAAAATGGCAGGCGTGTTGACCCCCGGTGTTTATCAGGGATTTGAAATCTTGCCGGATACAGGGATGAACGTGCTCATCTCCGCATCTCACGACGACTACCCGGCCTCCGTGGCCGTGATCGAACGCGAGGGGTACTCCGTCACCCTGCGGATGGACTCCAGCGAAACTCTCCCTGTCGCAGGCCCCGGCACCTGGCATCCGGTCCTGGAGTCCTACTACACGCCGGGACAGGATACCTATCAGCAGTTGAAAATCGTGGCCACGCCCGAGCCGCACCACGTGGTCCTTGGAACTATCACGGTTCCCGACGGCGCTACATCGGTGACCGGAGACATGATCACCGACGAAGGTCGGATGATCGGATCTCAGGATCTGCTGGTGATGCAATTCGCTTCCGCCCTGATCGCCAACGAAACCGAACTGCTCGGATACAAACAACGGCTGTCCAACATTGAAAACTGGGCACGGACAGCAGGATATGATTCCGCCAACCTTTATATTGGAGAAGGAGAATAGACGATGGCATCGATGAATGAACGAGTGCAAGAACTCATCAACTCTGTGCAGGGGTTTAACGATCAGGCGGCCCTCATGCTGGCTGCCGTCGGTCAAGGCCAGCTGGATCCCGAGAAGATTCAGGAGCAGATCCAGACGGCCACCAACGCGGCAATCGACGCCGTGCTGGACCAGCTCGACGGATACGATGCGACCACCATCCTGCAGCGCCAGGAGATGCTCAAGCTCGCCCAGGATATCCGCAACACGACCGATGACGAGAGGTTCTTTTTTGAATTTTTCCAGGCGCCGTTTTCGTCAGCGGATCTCGTGGAGGTTGGCAGTGTCACCACTGTTGCCGGTGACGAATCCGTGGATTGTGCAGACACGTCCCTGCTGGATGTCGGCCAAGAATACGTGATTTGTTCCGGGGCTTCCCGCGAAACCGTGACCGTCGAGGAGGTGCTGACATCAACCCGGTTCCGCGCAACGGCCGAGGTTGCCGCATCGTATTCCGGCGCTACACTGAAAAGGACGTCCGCGCAGCTCGACGGTCAGTCCACGCGGTTTGCCCCTGGAGACATCTACTACGGCGGCAAGTTTGCACTCGGCCTAGCGGATACGGACAAGGCCATCCTCATTCGTCGCGGTGCCATCGGCGAGCTGTCGGTCTACTTCCAGGATGCGACCCACGCATCTTGGACGCTGGCTCCCTGGGAATGGGTGCGGACCAATGAGGATGGCACCCAGGACGTCGAGTACCAGCTCCCGGCCCGGGGCGATTTTGACATCAAGATCGCGAACGAATCCGACGTCGAGGTCGTGGCCCGGTATGTCGTCGGCGTACACCAGGACACCGGGCTGCTTGGAGAGCACCATCCTCCCGTCAAGCCGACGAACGTCTCTCCGGCCGCCGGGGCCATCGATCTGCAGGAAACCCCGACGCTGACCGGCTCTGTTTACAGTCACCCGCTCGGAACGTCGCAAGGCGCTCTGCAGGTTCGCGTCTACAGCGACGCGGACAGCTATGCGGAAGCGATCTACGACTCTGGCGAGCAGCCCGCCAGGTCCAGCTTCAAGCTCCCCGCGGGAATCCTTTCCGTAGGCGGCACGTTCAAGTGGGAGATTCGCTACAAAGACAGTCAGGGGGCATGGTCTCCCTGGTCGGACATGACAGCCTTCGATACCGCGGCATCCTTCGTTTACATCGAGACCCCGACCATCACCAACCCGGCAAACGGCG